CAAAGCTACACACGTTCGGTGATAGCACTGGGCCGATACCTTCCCAATAGTACCCGACCTCTGCAACGTCACCTTTACTACCTTTCTCCGATACCTCCAGAGTACGTACTGCGTTCTGCACTTCAGTGGGTAAGTCGTCAAAGGACTCGTAAGACTTAGCCAAAACATCTCCCTTGTAATTCACTTCGTCTTCATCTCTCCATGCAGATTGTTCTACCACAAAATCTCTAGTGGCCAGTATCAGTTTCTTGGATGTGTATGATTGGTACAACATCATCGGAGCCACCTCACCCACAAACTTATGCCTCTCTTCCAGAGCTTTGCGCTTGTTGGCAAAGTCGGTGTAGTTGTTGAGCAGTGCTCCATCCACCACAAGATTTACAAGTTCTCCAGACGATATCGAATCCAACATACGTATGACCTCCTCGCACGCAGTCTTGTTTAAGCCACTGCGAAACTCTTTGAATATCTCAGTAAACTTACGTGAAGTATTGGTAACAATTTTACCTATGTCATCACGCATTACATGGAACAAGTGTTTGGTAACCTCCGCATCACGGAACGGCAGCACTGAAGCAATTATACTCGCCGCACGTTTCGGGTCTTTGACACCGACAATGCGCTTCAGTGTTTCCTCCATGCTGAAGTTAAGTGGATTACTACTGGTCAACATACGCTCTCGGGATATCCTCGGAGAATATATCTCGTAGCGTGCTTCCTGTGTGTTGTACCAAACAAGTGCAGTGCAAAGATTACTACGCACAGGCAACACTCCAAGTACCCTACCCTCGTACCCCTCGGCCCAGAAGTAGTCCACCATGTAGTTAAACTTCTTGTTTAGCTCGTCGATCAGTAGGGGCATCTGAACCTTGTTTACCAAGTCGTACAAGTCATCATCGTTAGTGCACCGTTGCTTTAGCGATTGTTTCCCATCAGGCATGAGATGATGTTTTATATCCATTACCTGACTTGACCACATGTCAGTTAGTTCGCGGTTATTATCTACGTTCATAATTTACTCCTATCAAAGTTTAACGTGCACGGCTGTGCCGTTAGTTGGTTTTGCTGATTTATTGTCAAGGATGCACCACATCACTGGCACGTCCCACGTACCCCAATCACCACCAAGATAACCGTCAGTGAATACAACCACCGCTTCGCCCTTGATCTGATTGCGTGTCATGTACTCGTTTACACAAGTAATGCTAGTGCCTCCACCACCGGCAGGCTTAGTTGAATTGACCAACATGTCTGGCGGTAGAGCAGTCTCACCGTACAGTTCGTCACCCCGCACTTGTGTATCCCAGTACAGGAGTCGAACGGCTTTGGGCTTGACGTGCTTGACTATGCCATCCACCTCGGACAGAAACTTGGTAAGTTCCGGCTGCTCGACACTGCATGACGTGTCGATAGCGATAACAAGTTCGTCCAACTGCTCACTCTCACCGCTCGGCATGTACTTACCGGCTGACATGTACCTACGGTTAGGTCGGGCATAGGTCGTGTAGTCAGAGCCTTTGCATGTTGCAGAAATGAATTCACGTAACACCTCACGCCAATCCACCTCGGGCTGCAATAGTTTCTGTAGATCACGATCCACTCCACCACCTAGCTTGCCCGCTGCCATCATGCCCTGACGTACGGCACGGTCAATGTCTTCGGTCAGTTGCTCAACCTCCTCCTTGGTCATGTCATCCGCACCATCCCAATCGTGCTCGTCAAAACCTTGGGGTTCATTGCCACCGGTTCTCGGTGCTTCGCCACCATCACCGTCACCATCTTCAGGGTCGGGGTTCTGGCGTTCCTTGTAGATGATCTCGAACACCTGCTGACTATCCATGTTACGGAAACGTGTATCTGCACAACCCATTGGCTTACCGGTCTCCTTGTCTACCGGCATGACTGCGAACGGCTTACCGTTGGAGTCCACCGGCATGGTGTCGTTCAGCCCCAAGTTGATCACATGGTCACATGCAATGTTTGCACAGGCATGATCGATATCGTGCAGATGTTTCCACACATGCAAGTGTCGATATATCTTGTGGCGGTTCTCGTGAAGAATGATGTACCGCAGTTCCGCATCACTCAAACTTTCGACAAACCCACGTCCGAAATACACATCACGTCCGTTGGTCGCTGCCGTTGGTACGTCATCCCGCACAGTGCGTTCGCCCATGATCAACACGCCACACTCCGCAATGAAGTGTGGGTGATTCAAGATATCGACGTAGCACTTCTGCACCCGCTCTTCAGCGGTCACTTCTCTTACAGTTGAAAAAGCCATGATTAGTCTCCTTTAGCGTAACAAGTGTTACGCTACGTCCTTGCTGTACAGCATGTGGTTCTTAGTACACCAATCGCGATACGCCGCAGAGTTGTGGACGATCTCACTCTTGGTGTAGTTGCTCTTGCGTGTGGTGTTCACGAATATGGCCTGAAGCTCACGGGGAAGTCGTTCCATGTAAGTGATCCAGTTATCTATCGTTTGGAAGTCGATAGTCGCCAAAGCCTTGTCCACCACCATCACTTGCGCGGCTGCTGTGTGCGGTAACTTCGCATTCAACGGATCGCTGTACACCTCGGACATCTTGGGCAGATCATCAGCCAAATCCATGAACGCTTGCAGATCACGCGTAGCCCGCTCGCCAATCGTACCTATCAAGAGTTGCGTAGTAATACTTCGCGGTAACTCCTGCCAGAGAATGTCACTAGCTGCCTCCGCACTACGCCAAGTCCAGAACCCGTTACGGCCCACGGCTTTGGGGTGGTAGATGTACGGATTAAGTTCGTCTAACTTAACTTTGTACTCGTCGGCGGACAGCCTAGACGTATCACCCATCCGCAAGTCCACGTCAGTGAATGACTCGCCAAGTCTTGGCTCCTCCTGAACGAAACCAATAATGACATTGTGGATACCATTGGGCCGTGCAAAGTCCTCGACCCACTCCGGACTCGTAGCTTTACGCATACGCACTCTGACAATACGATTCAAGTGGTGCGCAGCCAGATGGTCACCCACACCCTCCGAGCTAAGGTTACCGGTCAGAAAGACAATAGTACCTTCGGTACACTTCCGTCCGGCCAGTGACCGCTCAAGTATTACCTCCATCAACGCGTTCTGCACTGGGCGCGGGGCTTTGGCAATCTCGTCAATGTTGATAATCATGGGCTTGTTGAGATGCACCCCGAACGCCTCGTTGATAGCGTACGTAACGATTCCGGCATCGTCGATCTTGTCGAACATCGGCACAACAAGGTCACCGATCTCCATGCGAGTACCGTCAATGGTCACCGGTATATGATCGGGGAACATACGGCAAAGTTCTTTCATCAAAGAAGTTTTACCAGAACCCATGTCACCCTCTACGTACACGGTGCGTTTGTGGCCAATTGCTGCAATAGCTGTGGCAGTTTCGGCGTAGCTCAAAGTGTTGTTGAATTGAATCATCTTCATATTTCCTATGTTGACCGCAACACGTGTTGCGGTGTGGTTTGGTTAAGTAAGTTTAGAAGTCCAGTGTGGGTACAGGAATATCGTTGATAATCTTGTCCACCTTGGCTTTCGTTTCCATCCGCTGAGTAACTGAGTTACGCAGTGAATCCGGTGTCACACTACCCAAGGTAGTCTGAAGTTCTCTGGTGATGCGCGTCAGATCAGGATCAGCCGTAATGTTCCACGCATCCGCAAGCCCCAACACGTCAGTGATGTTAGTCACCAGAGTGTCTCGGAACCCTGTTGGTTTGTCCTCCTCGTCATAGTCGAGCATCTCGGACATGTTCGTCAGGAACGGCTTGAGCCGCTCAAAGATATCGTTGTAGGCGCTAGCCAAACGTCTTTCAAATAACTCGATACAACTGTCCCGCATGGTCTGCGCTGCTAGGTCACCCGTCCGTACGACATGGTGCTCGGGGTCGGCAATGATCTCGTAGTTGAGCCGCACGCCGATCTTCCGCTCCAGTTCGTACACAGTCGGGAACAGAGCCTCGTCGAACAAGTCACCCAAACGTAGTTGTGCACGTCCCACAGCGGCCGGGTAACCATCCTCTAAAAATTGATCCTTGAGAGAATAGAATTGCTTCATAAACTCTTCCATCGTCGGCATGTAGTCGAGCTTGACCGCATTGGTCAACAGGCGCGGCCCCTTCTCAGTCCACGGCAACGTATGCTTGGCATGGTAGCGGTACATAGCGTTAGACGTAGAGACCAATGCCTCGTGTATCGAGCACGCAATCAACTTCTTCTTAGCCCCCACCGCTTTGGGATCGGCATTCTTGAGATTAGCGAGAGCGCGTGCCGCATCCTTGTCTTCCTTCATCATTGAAGGCACAGACCGGTTGAGAGTCACCAAGCATGCACTGGACTGAATCGACGGTGCTTTGATGTTGTTCACTTCTTCAGCGATTGTCTGAGTCTGGGTGTTCATATTTAGCTCCTTGACCGCAACAGGTGTTGCGGTGTTATCGTTGGTTAAAAGGTTTTCTTTAGTTTCACTCGGTTTCGTCGAGTTCTGTTGTGTATTATGGCACACAGTGTCTACCCAATCAAAGGTATTGAAATCGTGTTTATCTATCACAGTAATAGTCCTCCCGTTGCAAACGCCGCCATGAAAAGAAATGCAATGAACCCTCCGACTACTACCTTAACGAGTGCCCACGCTGGATATTCCTTGTCGTCAGCCCAAACGTGTTTGTTGTAAGGGTCGTGCACGTTGTAGATTTCTTTGAAGTTATCTCTCTCGTTCATCCGTCTATCTCCTCTTCTAATGTGGCGTAAAAGTTGTACAGCATCTGCTCTAGTTTGTGTTGTGCGCCTTCCTCCAAATCAAACTCTCTGAGCTTGTCGCACAGTTCATCAATTGTGTTGTCGTACCATTCGGCAAGGTCTAGCTGTTCATCAGTTAGTGTGCGTTTCATTGTCGGTCTCCTCTCTGTAATCCACCTCGATGTGAAACGCGAATGACGCCGGATTGATGTCCATGTCTGCCAAATGATCGGCAATTAGTTCATTCAAGTAGTCAAACTCTCGCTTACTGAAATCTCCTAACACTACGGTTTTTATTTCCTCACTCATCGTTGGTCTCCTGATTAAAAAATTCGTCCAGTTCGTGCGTTACTTTTTGCCGTGCTTGTACACAGCGCAGTAGCTCCTTGTACATAAACTCTTCTGTCTCCTGTTGTCTCATCTCCCTCTCCGATTGCAGGATTTCTTGGAGTGTTGCTGCCTCCGTGTTTGTCACGTAGTCACGCGCTACGTTCCCTCGTGCCTTGGCATGTTCACGTTCGTGCCGTTTAAGGAATTCGTCGGGCTTCTTTAATAATTTATTCTGAATAAGTTTGTCGAACACCTCGTTACCACAGGGCACGCAGTAACCCCACGAGCCACCATCAACTATCTCGACACCGCATTCCAGACAAACATCTTTCTCTACTTCACTCATCCTCATTCCTCCCACGCATCTACTTGTAAACAGCGGAAGCCATTCTCCCGCCACATATCTACCACGCACTGCCGGTCATCCAACACGCACAGCACGTCATCCGGTGTGAGATCAAGTTCCCGCACCATGTCCAGTTTGACCTCGGTATCGGGTCGGCGGTCATCTGCTTTACGCATGACTAGCAGCTCGTCGTAATCCCAATCCTCGTCAACGTGTCTCTGTAACCAATCAACAGTTTCGGCTCGCACCACGTCATTGCGCCCAGACAGAATGTAAACCTTCCGCTCATATGATCCGCAGACGTTACACCCCATCCATCTCCCACGTATCAACGACTCCATTATTGCGATAACGTCCTTGTTCGGCGTGTCATCCACGCACGCTTTGTTGAAGCTATCCCAATCACGTTCAGCGTAAGGTTTCAGCGTCCCGTCAGGGTTCTTGATGTAGGGAAGCCGGTGGTTCACATCGGCCAATGTCCCGTCTAGGTCACACAGAATCACGTCTTTCTTAGTCATGTTTTGAATTGTCATTGTCGTTCACCCCCACATTCGGTGTTGTTCATGTACTGTTTCTATCCCGTCATAGTCACTGAGATACCATTTGATATCCTCGGGTATCTCGATGATTTTTAACTTGGCGTGTCGGCCATAAGAACCACAACCTAGTTTCTCTACCACCTCAACCAACTTAGGATCGTCCCGCTTGACCTCCCAATCGCACGAATCCAACGGCCTGCCCAACATTTCTCTGGCTTCCTCGGATAAACCGAACCCACCAAAACAGTTATTGATAACAATCTTCTTGTTCATATTTAGCTCCTTGACCGCAACAGGTGTTGCGGTGTGGTTGATTATTCAATTAGTGCAGCGCACCGTTCTCTTTCATAAAAGGCCACCGAGTGTATCCGGCGAGTGATTTGCGCCATCTGCGCAGGTCAGCGTCTAGCGTAGTAGCACTGCGGTCTCGGTACTTTCTGTATCTGCCAACGTGCGACCCGTGACTACGCGCAAGGTAGTGGCTCGAAAACAATATGCGTTCTTGGTTCATTCTCACTTCTCCCATCTCTTAGGGTTAATTTGTTTGGCTATCTCGAATGCGCTCTCGTGTGAGCACACCGCAGCCGCTTGTTTGTGTTGCTCGATTATTGTGAATTGCTGCATCCCGCCTAGCCCCTGCCTCTCTGCACATGGCACACAGTAGGGGTAGGTCTCGGCCCGCTTGGCGGGATACGGCAAGCCACAGTAACGGCAACCATGTTCTGATAACTCGATGTCAGGCATCGGTTACTCCACCTCCTCGTCAGTTACAAGAAAGCCGTAGTTCCGCATCCAACTTTGTTGTTCGTCGGTCATGCCGTCCCATTCCTCATCGACCCAGTAGCCGCCTTCGGGTAGGTCAATTGCAGGTATCACCGAGATACCCGCAGGGATGGTAGCGATAGTGCCGTATGGCATGCTGTTGTAAACGATCTTGTGTTTGGTTTTCATATCTAGCTCCTTGACCGCAACAGGTGTTGCGGTGTGGTTTGAGCAACGCGGTATTGCGTTGCCCCGTTGAGTGAGTGTGTGTAACCACCCAAACAACAGAGCATATTATACCACTGGGGGGTGTCTTAACCTAGTAACTGAAACGTGTTTGTTCTAAGTGTTTGGGAGAATGAAACCTTTGAAACTTTTCGGGTTTTTACAAAAGTTGCAATGTGAGTCCAGTAACGACGCGGGCTAGAGGGGTAATGAAACCTTTGAAACCAATGAAACCTGCAAATATGACTTCCTGTAAAAACATAGCGCGGAGGGGGGCGAAGGGGCGGAGAGACGGGGAATTTCTGTGTTTTAGAGAAAAATCTACAGAATTGTAAAAATCGAGGTTTCATTGGTTTCATTGGTTTCATTATAAAAATAAAAAAATAATTATTAGTAATATTAGTATCTTAGTCCCACCCTGCGGGAACTGGTTTTGAAACTTTTACCAAAATCGAAAAAGTTTCATTGGTTTCAATACAACGTCCTATTGAAACTTTTGTTCCATTTGAAACTTTTTTTACGGGAAATAACTTTGTCTAACTTGGTCGGGGCGACCGCAACAGGTGTTGCGCTCCACTACGCAAACTTAGCCAAACTTGTTTGCCGATGCAGCGAGCCGTTGGATAACTGGTTTCAGGATGACCGCAACACCTGTTGCGCTTGGGATGCAGCGAGCCTCGGGATAACTGGTTTCTCAAGAATTTTGGGCACAAAAAAAGGCCGACCCCGAAGGGCCGACCTTGTTGGTCAAGCTGCTAGGCTACTTTTTCTTGTTGCCTGATTCAGCTTTCTTTTTCTTGGTGGTGTACAGGGCAGCGGCGTCCTTGTCGATTGCTACCGATTGGTCGATCGCCTGTCGCAACGTGCGTTGCAATCCCAGTAGCTGCTCGGTAGCAAAAGCTGTCGCGCCGATGCGCTCCACTATCGGGAACACCGCTTTGATGGTGTCCTTGTAATAGTTAGCTGCGGCCGGCTTTTCCCGCTCTGTCTTGGGTGAAAGCTCTTTAATGCAGAGCTTCTTTTGTCGGGATATGTACGCTCTCATGAGAGCCTGAATACCTTCTTTTGTATAGAAGGTTTTCATAGCCTTCCCTTCATCGTTACGCTTGGGAAAGGGGGACTTGAAGCTGCCCTGTCGCGTCTTCACGTCCTCACTAGCAAGCCACTCTCCCATCGTCATACCATCCTGAGCGGGATGGTTTCGGGCCATTGTCGCTAGGGCGACCTTCATAAACTCCGGTCTATAAGCAGACAGGTTCTCCAGTGTAACGCCCCGCTTCTTAAGGCCCGTGATGTACTTCCGCCGTGCCTTGATCGCGTCATCATCAGCAGTCAGTTGATTAACGCCCAAGTCGATCAGGGCCGGAGAGAAAGGCTTAACAGTAGTTGTATCAGTCATATCTAAATACCTATGTAGTTAACACGCAGCGTGTGCTGCGATGGTTTAAATTATCCAGATATAGCCTGACTTGACCATGCTATTTTGCACAAACTTGTTTTTTATAAGTACACCGCAACACGTGTTGCGGTCACCCCCGAAAATATGGCCGCGCGTATGTTCGCCCCCCACCTACCCCCCACCCGCCCCTTCTGCGTATACGTTGCGGCGTCGCTGTATACATACTATTACGCTCAAATGATTGCTCGTTTTGTATCGTTTCGAGACTTTCCGAGACTCAACCATGTCTCGTTTTCTCGGTTTTGACAGATAGATACAAAACGAGAAAACCGATACGTGACTTACACAAACAAGTTACCCCCACCCCCCTTTTTTATAGGTACGTCTTGCGACCAACCCACCCCCCTAATATATGGTAGACCCCCCCTTTGGAGTCCCAAGTGTTTGTTTTCAAATAATTTAGTGTACAATCCGCGAATGGCACTTGCTCTAACACCAGAGTTTGGTATCGAGATACCAGAAAATGTTCCCTACATGGACTTAAAAGACCGTGTGGAAGCTGCGTGCCGCACCATAAATGAGCTACAGGAGCATGGTCTCGAAGTAGAACCAGACGACATAGACAACGATGTAGCCGCTACGCTTGCTTTGGCTTACGCCAAAGATGTTGAGCACACCTCCAAAGAAGTCTCGCACGCCCGTACCGCTGCGCTGACTCCGGCCTCACTTATTGAGACCAACAATATACTCAAGGAATTCGGCCAACTCGTAGCTACGCACGCAGCGGAGATACGCAATACGGTAACCAACAAGCTGATTCTGGAAACGGAGAATGACGATCCGAGAATACGAATCCGAGCTTTGGAGTTACTGGGGAAGATGACTGACGTTGGATTGTTCACTGAGCGTAAAGAGATCACGGTTACCCACCAGACAGCAGATGAACTGCGTGAAAAGCTACGTGAGAAGCTGCTAGTCCTGAAACAAAACAGCGAAGGAGTGTATGAAACAGAGGCAGACGAGCCGGAACAGCCCTAAACGATGCCAGCTTCTGTATTAACAAACCTAAATCCCGCCCCACCCCCTCCTGAGTTTACCGCCGAAGAGGTAGACCTGCTCTTACAAAACCTAGATACCTACACCGCCGAAGAGCAGGCGGAAATATATAAGATCGTTGAGGAGTTGGAGGCCAGAAAGCGGGCCGAGGCTGCGGCTAAAGACCTGATTGATTTCTGTTGCGCTATGCAGCCGGATTATAAGGTCGGTAAACATCACAGAATACTGGCTGATCTCTTGATGGAGATAGAGAAAGGCCGTTCGTACGACGAAAGTGGGGAGGAATTACCAGATTCCGGTAAGGATCGGGTCTGTGTGAACATGCCGCCGCGTCATGGTAAGTCCCAACTGATCTCGATTTACTTCCCAGCGTGGTTTTTAGGGCGGAATCCCGACAAAAAGGTGCTGATGGTGTCCCATACCACTGATCTGGCGGTGGATTTTGGTAGAAAAGTACGAAATTTGATCGGAACAGACGAATATAAGGCGATTTTCCCGAATGTGCAGCTTGCACAGGACTCAAAGAGTGCGGGAAGGTGGAATACCAACATGGGCGGGGAGTATTTTGCCTGTGGCGTTGGCTCTGCACTGGCTGGTCGCGGTGCCCACCTCCTCCTTATCGACGATCCACACAACGAACAAGACATCATCAACGGAAACTTGGACGTTTTTGACAAAGCCTACGAGTGGTTTACCTACGGTGCGCGAACACGTCTGATGCCCGCCGGTCGCGTTGCCATAGTACAAACTCGCTGGCATCTGGATGACCTGACGGGCCGGGTTGTGCGGGATATGGCGCAATCTGACTTAGCCGACACCTATGAGGTAGTAGAATTTCCGGCGATTCTGGAGATAGAAAACCCACAAAACCCCACTAAACCGACTGAAAAACCCCTATGGCCTGAGTTTTTTAACTTAGACGCGCTGTATCGGACTAAGGCTTCGATGCCGCTTTTCCAGTGGAACGCGCAGTATCAGCAGAAACCCACGGCTGAAGAGGCAGCGATTGTTAAGCGTGAGTGGTGGAACGAGTGGACTAACGAGACCCCTCCACCCTGTGAATACATCATCATGTCGCTCGACGCGGCGGCTGAGAAAAACAACCGTGCTGACTACACGGCTCTGACTACGTGGGGTGTTTTCTACAATGAGGAGGAGAACCGCTATTCCATCATCCTCCTGAACAGCATCAAGAAGCGGTTAGAGTTTCCCGAGTTGAAAGAGCTTGCTTATGAGGAGTTTGGCGAGTGGGAGCCGGACGCGTTTATTGTGGAGAAGAAGAGTAGTGGTACGCCCCTCTATCAAGAGATGCGGCGGATGGGTCTGGTGGTGCAGGAGTATACCCCTCACAGGGGATCGGGTGATAAGATCGCTCGTTTAAACTCCGTAGCGGATATAGTAAGCTCCGGCTTAGTGTGGGTTCCACAAACACGTTGGGCGGAAGAACTCGTAGAGGAAGTGGCCGGGTTCCCCTTCATGTCACACGATGACTTGGTGGATAGCACCATAATGGCACTTATGCGTTTTAGACAAGGCGGGTTTATCAGGCTTCCAACCGACGAGCCGGATGATATACCTCTGTACAGACACCGTGGTGGCGGGTATTACTAAAGGTAAATAATTATGGCTATTGAAAAAAGTGCGTATCAAGCCCCCGAAGGTTTACCCGAAGAAGAAGTAAACGCAGTCATAGATATGGCTATCGCAACTGATGCTGACACCCCAGTTATGGTAGAGCTAGAAAATGGCGAAATTGAGGTCACACTAGGGGGAGAACCTGCCGATACGGATATGATTCCGTTCGATGCGAATCTCGCAGAATATCTGGACGACGGTATGCTGACAGAGCTGTCGTCAGAGCTTATAGGTCATGTTGAGGCCGACACATCCAGCAGAAAAGAATGGGCGGATACGTTCGTTAAAGGATTGGACGTTGTTGGTTTCAAGTACGAAGAAAGAACAGAACCTTGGGAAAATGCCTGTGGTGTGTATTCCAATGTTCTAGCAGAAGCCGCTATCCGCTTCCAAGCTGAAGCGATGAGCGAGACTTTCCCAGCCGCTGGCCCTGTCAAGACCAAAATCCTTGGGGAAGTAACCCGAGAAAAGGAAGACGCTGCTCTCCGTGTAAAAACGGACATGAACTATGAATTAACGGATGTCATGGTTGAGTATCGTCCCGAACACGAACGGTTACTTTATTCGCTTGGTCTTGCAGGGTCAGCTTTTAAAAAGGTTTATTTCGACCCCAACCTTGGCAGACAGGTGGCTATGTACATCCCAGCAGAGGATGTCATTGTCCCCTACGGCGCGTCTAATATAGAGACAGCCGAGCGCGTTACCCACGTAATGCGTAAAACAAAGAACGAACTCATTAAATTACAGGCGGCTGGTTTCTATCGAGAAGAAGAACTAGGCGATCCTGTCTCCTATCACACTGATATAGAAGAGAAAAAAGCAGAGGAAGGGGGGTACACCCTCAACGCTGACGACCGCTATACGGTCTTAGAAGTTCATGCAGACCTCGTTATTGATGATGTTGATCAGGAAGGAGATGGTTTACAGATAGCAAAACCCTATGTCGTGACCATCGAGCAGGGCACAGGGTCTGTATTGGCTATCCGCCGCAATTGGAATCCTGACGATTCTTTGACGCTCAAGCGTCAACATTTTGTTCATTATTCTTATGTACCGGGCTTTGGTTTCTATGGTCTTGGTTTAATTCACATTATTGGTGGATATGCCAAAGCCGGAACTTCCCTGATTCGTCAATTAGTTGACGCAGGGTCTCTGTCAAACCTACCGGGGGGCTTGAAGTCCCGTGGTTTACGGGTCAAAGGGGATGACACTCCCATCGGCCCCGGCGAGTTCCGTGATGTGGACGTGCCCTCCGGTAGTATCAAAGAAAACATAATGACGCTCCCTTACAAGGAGCCTAGTCAGACACTTCTTGCATTATTGAAGCAGATCACTGAAGAAGGCCGACGTTTGGGGGCGATCAGTGATATGAACATTTCTGACATGAGCGCCAACGCGCCTGTCGGTACCACACTCGCTCTACTGGAGCGCACTCTCAAGCCTATGGCTGCGGTACAAGCCCGTGTCCATTACGCCATGAAGCAGGAGTTCAAACTGCTGCGGGCCATTATTGCTGAGTATGCGCCGGATGAGTACATGTACACGCCTGACCGTGCCGAACCTCGCGCCCGCCGCGCAGACTACGACATGGTGGAAGTAATTCCTGTCAGCGATCCCAACAGCAGCACGATGGCACAAAGAGTTGTGCAGTATCAGACCGTGTTGCAGATGGCACAGGCTGCCCCACAGATATACGACCTGCCCCAGTTACACCGACAGATGATCGAGGTTCTGGGTATTAAGAATGCGGACAAACTTGTACCGACTAAGGACGATATCAAACCGTCTGATCCGGTCAGTGAGAACATGGCGGCGCTTGTTGGTAAACCGATGAAGGCATTCATCTACCAAGACCACGACGCACACATCGCTACTCACCAAGCCTTCCTGCAAGACCCGCAGATTATGGCGTTTGTAGGGCAGAATCCTGCTGCACAGCAGATTATGTCCGCTTTACAAGCGCATATAGGCGAGCACGTAGCGTTTAGCTACAGGCAGCAAATTGAAAATACATTAGGAGTGCCCCTCCCAGCACCTAATGAAGAGCTTCCAGAAGAGATAGAGGTCAAGCTGGCTAGTTTAATTTCACAAGCTGCACAGCAAAATACTAAGCAAAAACAAGCAGTTGCAGCGCAGCAAGCAGCACAGCAGAAAGCTCAAGACCCAATAATTCAGATGAAACAACAAGAAATGCAGCTTAAAGCTGCTGAACAACAGCGTAAGGCTCAGAAAGACCAAGCCGACGCTGCGTTAGATGCAGCGAAACTACAGCTCGATAAGCAGAAGGCAGACAACACCGCTACTATTGAAGCTGCACGTATCGCTTCTCAAACAGAACAAGCTAATGCGAGACGAGATTTGGATGAAGCCAAAGCAATACTTGATCTAGCAAAAGCCCAACAAACGCCTAGGAGACAATAATCTATGGCGCTAACCGTCTTTGACGTGCTTGATAAAAAACTTGCTGAACTACAGCAAAGCCAAGAAGATTTTCTTGCTGGGGGAGGAGCTACTGACTTCGCCCAATATAAGGAATCGTGTGGGGTGATACGAGGTCTAACCGCCGCACGCCGTGAGATCGAAGACCTTTCGCGCAACTATACGGATGATATAGATGACTGAAGCAGCAAAGCTTACACCGCTGGAAGAAAAGCGGCGCAAACAGATAGAGGAGAAAGAAAAAGCGGAAGTAGTGTTAGAGGAGCAAATCCCCAAACCTGTTGGATACCGCGTTCTTATTGCTCTACCTACTATAGAAGACACATTTGAGGGAGGCATCGCAAAAGCCGCTGAAACCATGCGGGAGGAGTACATTCTGTCTATGGTGGGGCTGGTGGTCGATATGGGCGAACAAGCCTATAAAGACAAAGATCGGTTTCCCGACGGCCCGTGGTGTAAACAGGGTGATTATGTGATGTTCCGTGCCAATACAGGCACGCGATTTAAGGTTGGTAAGGCTGAATATCGTTTGATGAACGACGATTCGATTGAGGCTGTTATTGACGATCCGAGTAAATTGACTCGTGCTTGAGGACTAGATTATGCCAATGCAACAAGTGGAATATGAGTTCCCCGATCCTGATAAGGAAAAAAACCTACAGGAAGTGGACATACCTGAACAAGAGCCTGAAACTCCTGATGTAGAAGTAGAGGGGGCTGTAGGCCGTGAAACAATAGACCTTCCTTCTAAAAAGAAGGAGCAAACTACCATACAAGCGGGTGATATCGAGATCGAGGTAGAGGATGATACCCCTCCTCAAGATCGAGGTAAGAAGCCTTCTCCGCCTGAAGATGTTACTGATGAAGAGCTACAGACCTACGGTAAAAAAGTACAAAAACGCTTAAAAGCGTTGTCTAAAACGTACCATGATGAACGTAGGGCTAAAGAAGCAGCGCAACGCGAACGTGAGGCTTTAGAGCAATATGCAAGACAGTTAGTTGAGGAAAATCAACAACTTAAAGGTAAAACAACCCAAAGTCACAACGCTCTGATTGAGTCTGCAAGAAAGCAAGTTGAGTCTGAATTAGCTATAGCTCAACAGAAATACCGACAGGCATATCAGTCTGGAGAGCCTGATTCAGTGTTGGAAGCGCAACAGGCGTTAAACACTGCTCAAATCCGTATGGAAAAAGTTAACGGTTTAAAACCTAAACCTGTTGAACAACCTACGGAAACTTCTTTACAAACAACGACTAATCAAGTACAACGGCAAAATCAACCTGCACAACCACAACAAGTTGAGCGGGACGAAAAAGGCCAAACATGGCGGGATAATAACCCGTGGTTTGGTAACGGCCCTGAACGCGATAGAGAAATGACTGCTTTCGCTTTAGGGGTGCACGATAAACTGACTCAAGAATACGGGATTGATCCCCGCTCTGACGAATACTACGAGAAAATTGACTCTCGTATGCGAGAAGTATTCCCCGGCTACTTTGATGACGGGATAGACGACGAACCGGAGGTTACTCCAAAAGCTAAACCTAGCAATGTGGTTGCACCCGCTACGCGGAGCACAGCGTCTAGTAAAATTAGACTTAAGCAATCAGAAATTGCTATAGCGAAAAAACTTGGAGTTCCACTGGAAAAGTACGCACAACAGGTTGCTGACCTAGCGAGGAGACAAAATGGCTAAAAATGAACTACGTACCCCGCGAGAGCAGGAAACTAGAGAAACAAGTACCCGTAAGAAGGCATGGACTAGGCCAGAAGTATTGCCTAACCCTACACCAGAAGATGGTTACGTGTATCGCTGGATTCGGGTAGCTACACGCGGTGTCTCTGACGCCACTAATGTTTCTTCTAAATTACGTGAAGGCTGGGAGCCTGTAAGGGCTGATGCTCACCCTGAGATATTTACTGACGCGATTATTGACGACAGGTTTAAAGATAATATCGTGATAGGTGGACTCATGCTCTGCAAAGCCCCAGAAGAGATGGTCGCAGAACGCAACGATTACTATAAGCAGCAAACCGCTGCTCAGATGCAGTCTGTTGACCACAACTTAATGCGTGAAAGTGATCCTCGTATGCCTATATTTAACGATAGGAAATCGACGGTTACTTTCGGTAAAGGATAATTAGGAGTCTATCATGGCATCTTCTGCTGCCCCATACGGCTTTAAGCCGTTAAATCTGATCGGAGGACAGCCTTACGCTGGTTCTACCCGTCAGATTAAGATCGCTTCTGGTTATGGCACCAACATTTTCAATGGCACAATTGTAGCTATTGTTGCTGGTGGCACAATCGAGATAGTGACTACAAACGGTGACGACTCTACGACTTTCCCCGCCGGTACTGTCGGCGTGTTCGTAGGTTGCACTTACACTGATCCCAATTCTAAGCAAAAGCTATTTAGCCAGTATTGGCCCGCCAGCACTGTAGCTTCTGACGCTATGGCTTATATTGTGGATGATCCAGATTGCTTGTTCCAAGTTCAGGCCGATGGCGCTGTAACTCAAGCTGATTTGGGTCAAAATGTGCATTTGGCTGAAGTACAGTCTACCAGCACAGGAAGCACCACTACTGGTAATTCCGATATTGCTGTGTCTGCTACTACTGCGGCTACTGCTACATGGGCTTTCCGGATTGTTGACTTTGTTGACGCACCGGGATCATCAATTGGCGATGCTGCTACGGATTTGATCGTTAAGTTCAACCCCGGCCAGCACTCTTATACTAACCAGACCGGTATTTAAGGAGAGTATTGAGACATGGCTATTTCAAGAGCGCAATTACTCAAAGAACTCCTACCGGGCCTAAATGCCCTATTTGGCATGGAGTATGAGAAATATGGTGAAGAGCACGCTGAGATTTTCGAGACTGAAAGCTCAGATCGTTCTTTTGAAGAAGAAACTAAATTGTCTGGCTTTGGTGCCGCCCCCGTCAAGAACGAAGGGTCAGCCATTGCATACGACAACGCCCAAGAAGCGTGGACTGCTCGATATAACCACGAGACAATTTCTATGGGCTTCTCAGTAACCGAAGAGGCTATTGAGGACAACCTGTACGATTCTCTGTCTTCTCGTTATACCAAGGCACTTGCCCGCGCTATGGCTTACACCAAGCAAGTTAAAGCTGCTGCTATCCTGAACAATGCGTTCGATAACACAGTAACTTACGGCGACGGTGTAGAGCTGTGTTCTACTGCACACCCTCTGGTGTCTGGTGGTACCAACTCTAATGAGCCTGCAACTGGCGCTGATCTGAACGAGACTTCTCTGGAAGCCGCGATTATTCAGATTGCTGGTTGGACTGATGAGCGTGGTCTGTTGATCGCAGCCAAGCCTCGTAAGCTGGTTGTTCCACCAGACCTTCAGTTTGTGGCGACTCGCCTGCTCGAAACCGAGCTGCGTACAGCTACTGCTGATAACGACATCAACGCCATGCGTAGCATGGGATCAATCCCAGAAGGTTACACTGTTAACCATTATCTGACTGATACCAACGCTTGGTTCTTGATGACTGACGTTCCAAACGGCCTGAAGCACTTTGTCCGTACTCCTATGCAAACCAGCATGGATGCAGACTTTGACACAGGCAACAGCCGATATAAGGCTCGTGAGCGATACAGCTTCGGCGTATCTGACCCACTGGGCATCTTCGGATCACCCGGCGCAAGCTAAG